ATGGGAAGTTTTTGGCATCAGGTAATGGGTGATGATTATATTAGAATAGTGAAAAATATAGCAGAAGAAGGCACTGAACTTTTAGGTTATACAATAATCTTCTATGCATCAGTTAATTATCTTATTTCATATTTAAAAATCCCAACGAATACTAAATATATAAAATATTGATATATATATTATCAAAATCTAGAATATTTCAATTAATGAGAAATTCTACCTTTCCTAAGAAGAATGGAAAATAATGTTACGTTATTTCTACTGTTGTAATAATCAATGAGTTACAGGACTAATCAACGGGTTAGCATTCAATTTAACCCATGATAACGCATGGTCACTCATGAATGCCGCCACATTGCCGCCACTTTTTATGGCGGCAGTTGTTTATAAGTTAACTAGTGGATTCTTTAAAATAGCATCTTCAAGATGATCAGGTGCAAAGTGCGAATATTGCATCGTTTGATTTATATTTGAATGGCCTAGTATTCGTTGTAATACAAGAATATTGCCACCATTCATCATAAAGTGACTTGCAAATGTATGCCTAAACACGTGACTTGATTGCCCTTTGGGTAATTCAGGAAAATGTTTTTCTAATAAGCGATATACTGCTTTATAGCTGTCTTGAAATAATCGACCAGTACAAGGCTTGTATATATCATTATAGAGATCAATGCTTATCGGTATTGTTCTATTTTTCTTACCTTTTGTCTTAATGAATGTAATTTTATACTTTGACAATTGAGAGCCAGTCAAAGATTCCACCTCCGAAAACCTTGCCCCCGTTGCCAAGCAAATTTTAATTATAGGTATTAAGTCTTTATTTTTGTGTTCAGCGGCAACAGTTAATAAATGGCGTATTTGCTCTTGCGTTAAATATGCCATTTCTTGTTGATGTAAACGGAAAGGTCGAACGGTTGTTAGTGGGTGCGCTAGTTTCCATTCACCAAGTCTAATCAATTCAGAAAATACACTGCCTAAAATAGTGAGTTCATAATTACAAGTACGCTTACTTATTGGTTTATTATTACTATTGGGATTAGTGTTATCACCATTCAATCTAGCTTCGCGGTATTCACTAAATAGCTTTGCTGTAACATTCTTGGCAAGTGGATTGCCCATACCTTCGGTTATTAGTTCAAGTTTTCTCAGGGTTTCTGATGCTTTAGCTAAAGAAGAACCGTGGCGACTATGCCAAATATTTACTAAGTCCAACAAGCGGCGATTATCATCTTTTTCGCCAAGCCACGGTTTGTCGTCTACTTCCGTCAGAGTGAAACGCTCGAATGCAGCCGCTTCGCCTTTAGTGGCGAAGCGTTTACGGATCCGTTTACCATTTCTGCCCGATGGGTAGCATTCACAAAGCCACGGTTTTTTGCTGCCATCTTTTAAATTACGTATTGCCATAATTATGGTTGTTGTTGAGTCGCTGCAGATTGGTGAGTTTTTAAATTCTCTTTGTTATCGCAGGTAGACAAGCCCAATGAAATGGCAAGTAAGCACCCAATAAATAACATTGCCTTTTTCTTGCCTGAATAGGTTGGGGAAACGTTGCCGCAATTCCAACACTTGCTGGCATGTTGTTTTACTTCCGCATTACAACGGCGGCAGGTTGATTTAGCCATTTTATTATTCACTCCCCAATGTCATAGCTACACGCCCAATCACTTCTATTTCATCATCACTCACTGTCATAGTTGAATCACCAATGGTGATCATCAGCTTTTTACCGGGTAAGCGTTGTATTCGATTAATAGAACAAACGTCATCTATCTTTATCAAGTACCTACCTGTTGTTGGGGTGATTTCATCTTTATTAATAAAAAATAGCGTGTCGTTTTCTTCAATTATTATCGTGTTTGATTCGTTCAGGCCGTTTCTAAGCATTGCTAAACTTATGCGATGTTGTCCATCTATAACCATTTGCCCATTAACAATTCTATTTATTGCAAAGCTGTAAGTATCATCATCAAATAGCGAGTCGTTTCTCTCAAATGCGTCACCTTCCCCCAACGCTAACCACTTAACAGAGCACCCCGTGGTAATAGCAGTTCGCAAAATGATCTCATAAGGCGTGACATTGCGCGTGTGCCAAGTGCTCAGTGTTGAGCTTGGTATGTCGTATATGTCAGTTAAGTCTTTGAAATCTCGCACTTGCGTTATTTCTTTCAGCTTTTCGGTAACATCGCGACCACCTAGATACGCAATTTGGGGTATTTTTTCTTGCATTGTTTTTCCTTATCGAGTTAAACTCGCATTATCGAGTTGAGGCGATTTTTAGTATTCATGGTTGATAGTGAGTCACCATGAAGTATTCAAAAGGATAACACCATGACGCAAATTCAAATAGCAGTAACTGCCCCATTTGTAACGGTTGACCATTATTCAGCTATTACAGGCATCCCAAAGGGAACGATTAGCCGTTATATCACTGAGGGAAAAATCATTACCAAGAAAAAAGACAAGCCAAAAGAAAAGCCTCTTATCAACATGGTTGCGATGAATCAAATCGCAGCACGTGAAGCTGAACAGTTGGTGGCTTAATTCTTAGTTTAGACAAGATACCCGCTCAAATGCGTATTTTGTTTTCAATTAAATAATTGCACATCACGGGAAGATTGCGATGTTTGATTTAAATACGAATAAACATGATTCATTTGACGAGGCATGTTTTCGGTTTGCGAGTTCAACCAACGTTCAAGAACTGGCAATGCAATGTGGCATCAAGCCACAAGTGTTACGCAACAAACTAAACCCATCCCAACCACACCAACTAACAGTGCGTGAATTGGTAGCCATAAGCAAAAACAGCGAAGACCTAGATTTAATCAACACCGTGTTGATGGAATTAGAAATGACAGTGGTGCGCTTGCCTAAACAGAGTCAAAGCAAAGCACCAGTGATAACAGCGATGGCAATTAACAGCCATGCAGGTGAGATAAGCCGCCACATCGTAGAGAGTGAAAACGATAAACGACTTACCCGCCAACGCAAAAACGAGATCGTAAAGAAAGCACGATACGCAATGCGCGAATTAGTTTTACTGATAAACGATATAGAGCACCGAAGCCAAGGCTCGACACCATTCATATCAATGTGTACTGAAGCGGTTGTGAATGGTTTGCCTTTGCCGGGTTTGATGTAAGGAAAAAGCATGATCCCACAAATAAAGGAAGCCCCAAAAGCACCGCCTGCTGCCGAATCAATTGCCCAAGCACGGCAGTTATTTAAGGCCAATAGTCAAGGTGGTTTGATTTACGACAACTTACCCAAACGAACAAAAGCAATGATTTGTTTCGGGGCAAGATTAAGCCAAGCCCACATTGATATGAAGCTGTCAGATATGGACGAAGTAAGCCGCGCCAAAGTGTATCGGCTTGTTAATGAGTTTTACCACGATGTGAAGCCACTAATTACCGTCCCATTATCAAAATTCAAATAATCACCATACGGTTGGGAGACCTCATGGAAATACAACAAAAAAACAGTGAATCAATTATCACCGTTCCTGTTTCTGACCTTTACGCCACTTTACGTGGTGATCTTAATTTCAAATTGTTTGAGGTGGAAGCCTTTGCAAAGTTGTTAGACGAACAACCACAAACAGAGTGTTTTGCACTTAATAGTGAACGCGCGTTGGCAACAAAATTTATTGTGGAATCTGAATACCTTTCAAAACACAAAACATTTCTTGGTTGGTTCGGTTTCTGGATGTGTGTATTTAACCAGTCAGAACCATCAAGCCACCTAGAACACCAAGCCCTTGGTGCCATTCGCGGGTTGTTCTTTGCTGCCGCCGCTTATGATTTGTTGTTGCCGCAATACCTTACAACATGGTGGCATGAAACCGCCCTTATTCATAACTGCAATAAATTGGAAATGTGCGCATGAGTGCCGTTGTCAATCCATATGCCTTAACTGATAAACGGTTAGCACAGGGAATGGCAACAGGAATATTTGCCATTACAGAATTGGGCTTGGAAAAGAAATGCACCATGTGCGGCGATTGGTATCCCTTTGATGATGAATTTTATCAGTCGTATTTCATAAAAGCCAAAAACCGTCACCAAGTAAAAGCCGAGTGCAAAGCCTGTTGCATTGAACGATACCGAAACCATTTAAGGAAAAAGCCGCAATGAATTATGTCGCTGTGTCATTAGGTGCTGATGGCGGAATTGTTCGCCATCGCAAAACCGCAGAAGTCCAAGCCGTGTTGTTGGGCGAGTTTGAACAAAAGCACATTGCCGTTGAACAAGCCAAAGCCCAATTGGGTTGTGAGTTTGAAATTAAAGGGGTGCTAGTGAAAGGCAACCATCAAGGTGGTTGGTTAGTGTGTGACTCGCAAGAGTTAACGGAATTATAAGGAAGTGATGATGATTTACCAGCCGCCACCATACCGAAGAAATTACGTAGTGGATAACAGAAAGCCCGTTGGTTGTTTCAGTAACACAGTAAAGCACACAAACCTAAAAGCAAAACAATCAGGTAAACATGCAAATAAAATTTCTTAAACCTTCGGAGACCTTAATCAATGCTCGCCTTGGCAACAAAGCCTTATGGCGAGCTGATTGCGTTTGGTCACGTAAATTGGTTGAACACCTGCCGCCAGATTTGGCGATTGCGATTTATAAGCAGTACATCGCCAAGTGGGAACAATACATTACTAAAAACGGGCAAAGCCGTAGTGCAAATATTTGGATTCGCCGCCAAGTAACGATGATGGATAACGCATTGCAGCAATTGCCTGTACCACTTAACCAGTTGCGAAACGAAGTGAAACGCGCCGCCCTTGCAAAAGAATTGGCAAATAAATGTTATGACATCATGACCAAAGAATCAGGCCGTGCGGAAATTACTGATGTGCGTGACGAAATGCTATTGGTGGCAAAGCATTGGGGTTTTTCTGTTGCGGTACCTGCTCAAACAATCGAGGAAGGTCAAGCAGTAGATGAAGCCGTGGCGATTAGCCAAATGGCACGCATGATTTCAGATGATTGGTGGTCGCGTAAATTAGATATTACTTACAGACGCTTTTGCGAACATTGCCGAATTATGAGCGGTAAAGTTCGCAAAGGTGTTTCTGCATATTTGTCGCGGGTGGCATTACGTGAATACCGGGGGCGTAAAGCTGCCAATCTTCGCGCATTGTCAAACATGATCGCAAAGAACGAAATCACAGGCGAAGAAATCAGCCTGTTGGAAGCCGTGCAAGCGTCAGTATCTAACCCCGAAATTCGCCGCCATGAATTAATGGTGCGTATGCGTGGGTTTGAAGATATTGCAGAAGAAGATGGCTTGATGGGTGGTTTCTTTACCGTGACCGCGCCAAGTAAATATCACGCATTCACCAAAGATAAAAACGGCAAAGCCCGCAGCAACAGCAAATACATTGGAACCACGCCACGTGATGCTAGTCGCTACCTTGGCAAAGTGTGGGCACGTGCTCGCGCAAAGCTAAACCGTTTAGATATTCCGCTTATGGGTTTTCGTGTTTGTGAACCACACCACGATGCCACACCGCACTGGCACATGCTGTTTTTCTTCAAGCCAGAACATGAACAAGTGATCCGCCATGTCTTTGCCGATTACTTCACCCGTGAAGACCGTCAAGAATTACGTGTAACTGATACCGACATTAACAAGTGGGCATTTGCGGTTGCAGGTAATGAAGGTTTACCCGTGTGCAAAGCGTTTTTGAAAAACATTTATGCCCAAATGGGTGATAAATACGATGCCGAGTATTTGCAACGTAAAACAGACGAATTTACCAAAAGCATTCCTGTTACGGCTAATCGCATTAGTCCACGTTTTGACTATAAAGCCATTGATCCAGAACAGGGCAGCGCAACAGGTTACATCGCCAAATACATTGCCAAAAACATTGATGGTTTCAAAGTTGAGGAAGATTTTGAAACGGGCACCGCCAGCAACGACACGGCGGAATCTGTCACAGGTTGGGCAAGTGAGTGGGGCATTCGCCAGTTTCAGCAAATTGGTGGTCCTGCTGTTTCTGTGTGGCGTGAACTTCGCCGCATGGAACAAGACGAAGCAACCAAAGCGGGCATTGCTGCCGCCAAAGAAGTGGGCGAAAAATACCAACGCCCGGTGCAGTCTTACATCGAATTAAAAGCCACCAAGCCAACCATTGAAATTGCCCGCATTGCTGCTGACTCAAGCAGTTGGAGCATGTTTGTTACGGCAATGGGTGGTGCTTTCTGTCCACGTAATGAGCGTCCTATTCAGTTGCAATACAAACCACAAAACAACAAATACGGCGAAGCTGTGACGAAATTGAAGGGGTTAAGCACTTCAATCGTTACCATGTTAACTCGCGCCGATGGTTGGGTGATCACCAAGCCATCAAGCGCGTGTGCTCTTGCTCTTTCAAGCGATGGCAATCGCGCTCCTTGGAGTTCTGTCAATAACTGTACGGAAGTGCAAAAAGAACAAGTTATTGACCTCTTACAACGAAATGGCAATGCCGTTGATGATCTAACAATTAGTAATTTAATGCGTGGCTGTCGCTATCACGTAGGTGATGACCAATTCATTTGGTTAGAAAAAACCGATATCGGTTATCAACTCAAGACAGCCAACCGCAAAACCGTAGAACAGAACCGCAATCCAAAAGTGAAAGTCATGGATTGGGATTTTGATTGGAGTGAAATTGATGATCCTGGCGATGTATATACAGGTGATGTTTATGGCATGGTGTTTTAAGGTAAATTTGTACTAGCTGTAGTTATCCTTTTCATGATGATGCTGTTGCAACAATAATTTTCGTTCGAATACAGTGATAATAATGATAGTAACGATCTAGCCAAGATAGCTAGCTCATAGTTGGACAAAAACGAGTTTAGTAATTTGCTTTATTTAGGCTGGTAGTATTAAGAAAAGTAAGGCTAACGCTGCATTAAGGTATTAGCAATACTTTGCAATGCTTGAGCGAAGCAAAACTGCCAAGCGTTATGAATAAATCTTAAATGCTTTGTTATATTTTCATTTCTGCGAAAAATTTTTGTTCGATACTAGTTAATAAGTTCGATACAAACTTTTCGCTCCAACCCGATATGAATGCCAACAAATAAATGAGGTAAGCCTCATGGGAATTTAAGAAGCCAAAAGCCAAATTAGATTTGATAACGAAGTAAACTAACACACCTGAAATTCCAGTAACTAGAGACTTCACCAGCAAGTCAACAATCAGTTCTACTCTGCTATGGTTTCCCGATTGTTTAAAGTAAGCAATAGTGGTAAATAATGAGAAAAAACCACCTAGCACACTGAAAAAGATAACTGTCCCCAAACCTTCTGTGACCTGAGAGATATGAGATTTACCAAGAAATGTAACAGCCAGTATAATCATATATATCACTAAACTGAACAAAGTATTACCTGCTACTTTATTCTTGTACAGCTTATCGGCTTCTTTTTGTAAAGATGCTTTTGCTATATCTAAGTGTCCTTCAAATACATCCCTCAAGGCAGTTGCATAAACATGACTGTGTTTTTTTCTAAGTTTTTCATTAGTAATGAGAGCTTGAAAGTTATCTTTTTCAGGAGACAATAGTGAAAGTTGGTTAAGAACATCTGTATTTGAAATACCAGCTTCAGTTAACTTCGCATGGTAAGCGTAACTAACTTTACCATCCTGCTCTTCGAAGATGGTGTAATTGGCATTTGAAAAAATCGGTGTTTTTTTACCTTTAACAACTTTATCCTCAAAGTTATGTAGTGGTACATATGTTATTTGAGGAGCAACCATTTCAAGAGAGCTATCTGTTGAGTGGTAAATGTTTGCCGATATCCCTCGAGTCTTAAACGATTCAACTAAGTTTGGAAAGCTCTCACTCTCAGAATTTGTGATAATAAATAGTTTTCCTGTAAAGTGAATATCATGCCCATTCAAAACCGTATTTTTCAGGTTTTTGATATGCTCATTTGTCCTGAAGTTGATATTATCCAATTCATTAATGAACTGGTCATTTAAACTATCTACTGCTACAGAAATATGGAAAAACATATGTGAGTAATCGACCAAAAATGTGACAAAATATTGCTCTAATTGAGTTTCGCCAGTTGTACTCACATATTCAAATTTGTTGTCCCAATGACCAGCTAATTCCCTAAAAGGAAAGGAGGCATTCAACTTCATTGATAGATCTAATAGTTTTTTCACTTTTCGCTGATTCCTTTTCGAAAATATAACAGTATATTAATAAGTACTCTTAACTTCGCGCAAAAAAGCACTCATAAATACCGTTACCATACTAGATATAATTTAAATATATTATGAGGTTGATAGCACTTTTCCAGACCAAACGCTTGTAAGAAGATACGAAAAATAAGAAATGCATTTGATTAGTCTTATTAAATACAAACTTAAACATAAAATCATTTAACTTTCAATTAGCTATAGGTTTTAAAAGAATTATTTCTTATTTGAAACGGAACTCAAGCGATAAATCATCACGTTTCATTATAACTGTTCATATATAAAGTAAATAAAACTAATCCAAAATCACGTTAATAAAAAATGAATGAGTATTTGATCTAACTCGTTTTGGGGCAGATATGTGCTAGCTAATAGTGCTAGCACTTTGTTGGACAGAAACGTGTTAGTAGGTTTGTTCTATTTTGGCTGATAGATATTAGGAAAAGTAAGGGTAACGCCCTGTTAAGGTGTGAGCAACGCAATACTGAAGCTGCCGCATACCACCTTAAACACTAAACGCAACGCATAGTAAAAATGCCACGCGTTGCGAATCACTCTTAAACAGTTTGTTATGGCGCAACTCACAGCGACTTGCTGACTAACCCAACAAAACCTGCATTCTCTGGTGGCGGAGTGTCATTGGTGTTGTACCAAGTTGAGTCTGGAACCCATTGCTTTGGCACTCGTTGTTCTTTAGCAACCCACTCAGGACGATAAAACAACCTTAGAACGATGCATACAATCGCGTTGATAAGCCGAAACCTTGGTGTTTGCCGCTCCTTCGGCATACCATCAGGTAAAGGAGATTTGAGGCTAGTACACAAACCTTTTATTTTCTCATCGTCAAAGGTGAGTCCATGTCGAAGATGGGCAAACTGATTACGTATTTTGCGAATAATTTGAATCTCTTGATACTCAAATTGGTCTATTAATCCAAGTGAAAGGCATAATTCAACGCGAGAAGATAAGTCCCCAATGGGTGCATTAGCACCAAAGAGTAGATTTTTGGTCGACTTACCCCCAACGAAAAATGACTCCAGTGTTTTTGACAGCTTTTCATCAATGAGAGCAGCACCAACCAAAGGTAACCCCCGATCAGTCTCACTTTGGAGTTCGGTTACAAACTCACCCAAATCTACAGCATGTTCTACTAACATATTTCTCCTTGAGCCATAACGCCGCGTTAAGTAGTGAGCAACGCAACCACGAAACTTAGCCATACCACCGTAAACACGAAACCCAACGATTACGCTGAAAATGCTAAGCGTTGGGAATCTGTCTTAATTAAACGTTTGTTATGCTACTGGACTGTGACACAAGTCAACGGCACTTTTTCTTTAAAAATAATATCGGAGTTTGTCATATTAATGGCGATCATATTCAGTATGCCTTCTGTTCCATTAACTAATATGTTTCGCACAATTATAGTTGTACCTTGCAAGGTATCAAAAAGGTTAAAGGAACCGTTATGATTTTCAATTCTAGGAGATAGATATGGTCTCCCACCTATAACATATTTAACCTGTTCAGAATTTATCGATATGGTCATTTTAAATTCGGAATCTGGTGCTGTTTGACAATGAGTTGCTGCCAAAGCATTCTTGCTCATACCTAGCATGAGTAATAAGATTAATTTGAACATTTTTCCTTAGTCGCTAAAAGTTGCACAACGCCCTGTTGGCACTATTTAACCGAGTAATGCTAATATTCCTGAGGTTGCACCACCAAGAACACCTGCTACTACAGGGTTATCCATAAGTTGTCTCAAAGCACTTTTTGCTTCGTGTCTTTCACTGTCGTTTACATCTGAAGAATTAATTTGTTCTACTAATTCTTTTACGCAAAACAATGCCCATAAAACCCTACAATCATAACCACTTTAATTTATAAATGTCATGAGCTTGATTGCATTATTTTGTTTCAAAATGCTTCATAAACAGTAAATAAAATTAATTAATTAAAATCACGTTAATACGATATGAATGAGTATTAGGTCTAAATGATAATGGGGAAAAAATACTAATAATAAAAACAAGTTAGAACAAAAAAGTAAAAAACAGAATGTAATTAGAACCAAACCACTGTATGCTTATACAGTGGTTTGGTTCTAGGAGTCGCAATGGACGATTTACACTCCCGCGCAATTAACTTTATTTTAGATGCGAAAGCACAAGACACGACACAGTGCCGAAATGAAGAAGCGTTATATGTGATTAGTTTGATTATGAAACAAGAAGGGAATAGACAGCTAGATGCTGCCTATTTGGAAGTTATTAAAGCAATGATAGTTGAGATTGAATCTGCTTTTTCTGATCAGGAGACAACGCTTTCATTAAAGATATAATCACTTCATTTGTCGTTTTTGCCGAAGGTGACAGAGTGTGAGAGAAACCTAAATTCATAACAAAGGTATGCCCACACTCTGCATCACTGCAAGAACAGTATAAATCCGCCGCTTTAGTTGAAAGCCAATTCGTTTTCTGAATCCGCGCTTTTGCACCACATTCATTACAGTTCACACGCATTGCCATGTGTATTTCTCCAAACCATCAAACCATCAATAGTTTAAGAAAATGCTGTAAATATGTACAGATATTAAACTGCAGTAGCTACCAATTTTAAGTGATATTTTGCTTGTATTTCACTGTCACCATTGATTAGTTCAATTACCGCTCGTGCCAGCGGGATAGATTCATTTTTTTTATAGGTTTCATCGGCTTTTAACGGGTCGCCAAAGTTCGCCGCACCGCTTGGGATAATTCCCGCTAAACCTGCAGGAAAACGATGTGCATTCAACATATCTTGCGCGGTTACACTTTTAATGGTCGAAAAATCATCTTTGGTGGCAATGTCACCTACAGGGATAATTTTAATGCCGTCCGGTTTGCCATTAGGAATATTGACAAATAACGAGCTGAAATTACCCACACCCTTGCTTTTTTTCATCGAATCTTCCAGTTCCTTTTCTTTGTCTGCATCAAGGTTGGGATCTGTTGCGTAGAAAATAAAACCGCAGTGTGCACCATTTTTATAGTATTTACGGCGGAATAAGGTCGCGTCATTGTTCAGCATAGAAGACTGCAAGCCGCCAATATAATCAGGCACCCCGTAAATTTGTTGGTAAGGGTCATACTGCGACATAAAAATAATATCTGTCGCTTTGTAGGTTTTGGGCTCACCACTGCGTTGCAAATATTTGAAGTTGCCTTCTTTATCACGGCGCAACCAGAGAGAAGACAGAGAAACCAAGCCAATCACCCGTTTTAAGTGATCACGAATCTTGAGCAATGCACCGTCACCAAAAAGCAAATAGTTAAATACCAGTGCTTCGAGGTCGGCACGTTTTAATAGCGGGCTTAATGCGATTTGTTCACATGCCATATTGCGGCGGCTAAACACAATGGGGCCATGTTGCGGGTTAGTTTTGCTAAGTTTTAATAGCATTTCCCGATCAAGTGGTGGCACCCAATATTCATTCATTTCATCGTAAAGAATGCCGCCTGCATCATCTATGCAATTAAGCATGTCAAAAGGCGAGGCCGTATCAATACCACCAAAAGAAAAGGCAACCGTGCCGTTTTCATTATTAGTGTTTTCTTGGGTGGTTAAGCTGCTAGTGCTGTCCATCGTGATTTCCGTTTCGAGTTGTGATCTAAAGGTTCATTGGCGGCAGCATGGGCACAAGCAAAAAACACATCGGCGTGTCCTGTTGCGTCTGTCCTGTCAGCCTTAAATGTCATTTGGTTGCTGTTACCTGTTACGCCACGTTTAATGGCTAAAAAGCTGGCTGAAATATCTTTGTGCTCTGCATCCCAACACAAGCGATCACCTTCAATCAGGTCAATCATTTTCAATACCAAGCGGTTTTTACTTTCCACACTGTAGTGAATGGCATGAACTTCACGGGGGAACAGGTTGTGCAGCAGGTCATATACACCCGCGCCGATGCCCGTAATATCAATGCCGATATAAGTCACGTTGTAGCGTTTGGTCAGGTTTTTAATTTGCTCAACATGGTATTGGAAGTTCAACCCACGCCAATGGTGCTTTTCTAAAATCCTGAACTTTTCCCCTTCAAAGATGGGCGGAGCCAATACCACCACCGTGGCATTATCACGGGTACGTGCCGGATCATATCCCAACCACACTTCACGGTTGGCAAAGGGGCGGGCTTGTTTCGGTTTGAAGTCGCGCCAGCTACTAGAATCAACGCCGCATTTTTCAAGCTGTGAAAACTTAAACACGCTTTGTGCATCATCAACGAAAATACACATGAACAGGTTTTTAAAATCATCATCACTGTATTCATCACGCAGTTCGTTAATATCAAACAGATCACAGCCACCGTTGGCGGCATCTTCAATTGTGACCACATAACGCCATTGGCGGTCGGGGCATAGCCTGCCACCATCCCGCATTTCATCAAAAGTGGGAAACTCTGCCAGTTGGCGATCTTTTTTCTCACCGCGCCATTTATCCCCCGTCCAAAACCCATAAGCCGGGTGCCCTTTGGCACTAGGGGTTGAAAAGTAGGTTTTACGCCACTTTTTATGGGTCGCCATTGCAGAAGCCAGCTTGTTGAGCTTTTCAAATTGTGGAATCCAAAAATACTCATCAATATAAACATGGCCATGGTACGACTGCGCCGTGTTGGAATTGGTCGATAAAAAGCGCAGTTCAGCTTCACCGTGTGCGGTTTTCAACACAATCGGGTTGCCGGATAGCTCAACACCTAAAAACTGTTGTGCCAACTGAATAATGTATGATCGGAACACTTCCGCTTGGGCACGGGATGCCGACAGGAATATTTGTGGGTCGCCCGTTAATACTGCATTTTTTAACGCTTCACCTGCAAAATAATACGTGGCACCAATTTGGCGCGATTTTAAAATATTGCGGGTACGCTGATGCAGGTTATTCCACATTACGTTTTGGTATTCAAACAGGCTGTCGTGCCATTCTGCAAAGTCGTCTTCTGTTAAATGACTAACATCATTTTTACGGGCTTTGCCTTTTTTCTCTTTGTCTTGCTTACTGCCACTACTTTGGCGTTTTCCCTCCTGGTTATTTTCATTGCCAGATGGTTGATCACCTCTTGCTGATTGTGTCCGTTGCTTTTTCAGCTTTACATGCTTTTCAATCAACATATCTAATTCTTTGAGCTGCGCCCCTGATTTCTCAGGAATATCAGTCAGCATAACAATGCGGCGGGCAATGGCTTCATCCACTTCTTCTTCCCGCAGCAAATCCCGCCAACCAAATTTGTCAGCCCAATAATAAATCACCCGGTTGTTGGGCAAGCCGAGTTCGTCCCGTATTTCGTCCGGTGTCCAACGTCGCAAATATAGCCGCTTGGCTGCTTCGCGAAGCTCAATTGAATATGCCATGTTGCCATGATAACGGCATAAAACTCGCAAATACGTTTTTATGTGTCGGGTTCTATCGGGTTTTTCTGTTATCCGAATTTATAAGAAAACAAGTGCGTGAGTATGGTTATTCAAATGCGTATTCTTGTGGCTCAAAAGGAAAAGCAAACCGAATTGTTTACCAAATCAACCAATCACAGGATATGGAAATGTAATGGGAATGTTGAAAACCGAATGGATTCGCGTTGCCACGGAAGGCACCACCATTGATGGTCGAACCATCACCAAGGAATGGATTGATCAGATGGCTGAAACCTACAACACAGATGAATATGTGGGGTTGATTTGGCCTGAACATCGCCGCTTCAATTGGTTTGAAGGTAAAGAAGAAGATAATTGGGGCGAAGTCGTTGCCGTTAAGTCCGAAATGCACAGCGGCAAACAACGCCTATTTGTTCAACTTCGACCAAACAGCCACTTGTTACTTGCTAATGAAAAGCAACAAAAGCTGTTTACATCAATTGAAATTGATCCTGATTTTTGTTCAACGGGCAAGTGCTATCTAGTAGGGCTTGCAGTTACCGACAGACCAGCATCAACGGGCACCACAAAACTGCAATTTAGTGCAAATAAGTCGCATGAAGTGACGGCACTGTATCCGCTTGAAATGGAATTTCAATACACGGAACAACAGCAGAAAAAACTTTTTAACCGTCTTTTTTCCTCACTGTTTGGCAGTGAAAAGGAAACATCAACCAAGGATGAAGCACCCATGAATAAAGAGCAGTTCGCCGCTCTAACGGATTCGATTGAAGCACTAACGCTTGGTCAGGCTACATTGCAAGAAACGTTAACACAACATTTTGCACAGCAGCCGCCAGCACAAACGCCGACACCGGAACCAACGCCGGAACCGACACCGCAGCCAGAAGCGGAAACGGTATCACCGGAGCAGTTCAACCAACTTGTTGAATCAATCAATGCTATGGCACAAGGCACGCAAGACTTGCAAACGAAATTTAGCCAACTGCTACAAGAAGCACCGCATCAACGCCCTGATCTATCAGGTGGTGATTTTGATGCAAATACATTGGTTTAAGGGGGGCGCATGTCATTGAACCAAGATGCGACAAATCGTTTAAACCAGTACGGGCAACAATTAGCAAAAGCCTATGGTGTATCAAGTGCTGAAAAGCTGTTTTCAATTACGGGTCCGAAAGAAACCCAACTACGCCAAGCTATCTTAGCGTCAGAAGATTTTTTAAAGCGCATTACTGTGCTTGATGTTGACCAAATCACCGGGCAAGTGGTTGATGTGGGTGCGTTAGGCTTACACACAGGCCGCAAAGCGGGTGGTCGTTTTGATAAGCAAGCCGATGTTAGCGGCAATACTTATAACCTTGTAGAAACTGATTCTTGCTGTTCTCTCACGTGGGACACGTTAAGCGTGTGGGCTAACTCTGGCAGTGCTGGCGAGTTTATGAAGTTAGTCAGTAATTCAGCCAATATTGCGTTTGCACTGGATATGCTGCGTGTCGGTTTTAACGGTGTGAAAGTTGCCGAAACGACTGATCCAAATACCAATCCAAACGGTGAAGATGTGAACATCGGTTGGCAACAAATTGTGGCAAAGAAATCACCTGAACAGATTTGTAGCGTTGATGTGTATTTGGATGCTGCAGGCGGTGGTGATTTTAAAACCCTAGATGCCATGGCTTCGGATTTAATCAACAACTTTATTCCGCCAGAGTTTCGCAATCATCCGGGTTTAACCGTGTTAGTGGGTGCCGATTTGGTTGCAGAAGAAAGTGCGCGACTTTATGACCAAGCAGACAAACCAAGCGAAAAGAAAGCGGCGCAACAATTGCCATTTTCTATCGCAGGTCGTCCTGCAGTAGTACCGCCGTTTATGCCGGGTAAACGTATGGTGGTGACGATTCTTTCAAATCTTCACATCTATACCCAAAAGAATACCCGCAAGCGTAAAGCCAAAGACAACGAAGACCGCAAAGCGTTTGAAAATACGTATCTTCGTTGGGAAGGTTATGCGGTTGGCAACCATAAGGCTTATGCCGCTTTTGATGAAACAAAAGTACATTTTGGTGCCAACCCAAGCCCTGCAACGTAATTTGCAACAGTAGGTAAAACGATATGAGCCTGTCGCCATGTAGACGAGACAAAATGATGAAAGCCGCTCGTGCTCAAGTTGCACAGGCTCAATCTAGCGGAATTGCACCAGAAAATGGCAGTTTGCATTTACAGCTAATTGCCCTTGAAACCGATTTAAAACGCTTAAAAAGCTGTGATCGGATTTCAGACCGCATCACCATGAAACGTGATGAATTACTGCCCAAGTATCGCCCTTTTGTAGAACGGTATTTGGCAGAAAACGAAATTTATACAAATAGCCTGTTCGCCCATGTTGTGGTGTGGCTGTTTGATGTCGGTGAATTTCAACAGGGTATTGAATGGGCATTGTTGTGTATAGAGCAGCAACAACCCACGCCCGACAACATGAAGCGCAATTGGCCTCACTTTGTGGCGGATAGCGTGTTGGCGTGGTGCGAAGTTCAAGCGGAAAACGGGCAAGCGGTAGAGCCGTATTGCAGCCAAGTATTCAAGCATGTGCGTGAAGATTGGCGATTAAATGAAAGGTTAACCGCCAAATGGTGGAAGTTTGTTGGCTTAATGCTGATACGTGATGAAAAGGGCAAACCTAAGCCGAGCGCGGTATTTGACATTGAACAATTGAAAAAAGCCCGTGTGATATTCCAAACCGCCCATGATTTTCACACCAATGTGGGGGTGAAAACCTACATTGAAAAAATAGATATGCGCATTCGTAAATTAACGGATGGCTAACGACTCCCAACCCTAAAGGGGCTTTGGTGGAGCTGTTAATCAGCAATGATTAAAACGAGCGTTGAAACCAATTGCGCCCCTTACCCAATTTTTAGGTGATGTAATGAGCAGTTATGGCTTTGGTGGCGGTATTAATGAAAACCAAACTACCACCATTAATGGTAACGGATGGCCTGATCTAACAACGGAAGAATTTCGCCAACTGCGCCGCATTAGTTTCACCTTTGATGAACAAGCCTTGGCAATGGCAATTGGTATTGCTGCCGATGCGGTTCAAGAGCAACTCAACAGCATTGTGGTTGATGACAAACCACCGATGTTGAAAGAGGCAAAAGCCTTATTGTACAAGCGGGCGGTGTATGGTCGTGCTCATGCGGATTTATTACCGGAATTTGCCACCCAAGACCGCCGTAAGGAAGCCAACAATTTGGCAACCGATGAACCCAAACAAGCAGATAACTTCTTGGCGCAAAGTGTCCGTGATGTGCGCCAACTGTTGGGCTTAGGCCGTGCGTCTGCGAGGTCGATTTAATGGCTGAATTGCAGCATAAGCTGCAGCACTTAACCCAATTTATTCAAACCAGCATTAGCAGCAAGGTAATGGTGAATAAAATTACCTCTTACCAAGATGCAGCCACGTTGCAAGCCGATGGTGAAGAACGGGGCAATGATGGTTTGGTGGTGGCGCAATGGCGATACCACGGGGTGATCTCAATTGAAGAATTTCCACACCGAAAGTTAGACCCACGGGTGTTGTTTGCCTTGGTAATGTGCTGGCTTACTGAACACGATACCAGCCGTGATATTTACGAGCTAGGCGATCCAGAAGTGGAAGTGGAAGTGCTAGACCATGAAAAAGCCGATGTGCTGATTGAATTAGATTTCATGGAACCTATCGAAATGCTACCCGACCCCGAAGGCTTGTGCTGTATTTCGGGGAACGTTACACCGTGGCAACTGTGCCTGTTGATGTGGCGGAAGAATTTGAGGTGGACAATGGCACTGGTCATTGATTTTAAAAGCCCGCAAGAACTTGAACAGGCCGTAGCAACCTTAGCGTTGCCGCTTAAAAAACGAATCTGGATTTTGAAAGATTTGGGCAGGTGGGAAAAGCGGATGGCAAAAAGCCGGATTAAACGGCAGAAAGATGTCAACAACAAGCCATTTGAAAAGCGTAAACAAGGGGATGCGCCATTGCTGCAAGGCATGGTTGATAAATTAGAACCCTATGTGAAAAACAACGCCACCTTGCTGGAATTAACATGGCCTAACAAACGCCAAGCCAGTATTGCCGCCATTCACAATGAAGGGGCAAGCCTTGTTGATAATGCGAATGCACTTATTCAACGAGAACGAAAACAATTTGGTGAGCCTGATTATTCGGCACCATGCACAAAGGCGCAAGCCATTACCCTTCGGCGTTTGGGGTATCGAATTCGCGGAAGAAAGGGCAAAGGTTGGAATAAGCCAAGTGTGCGCAACCTAGAAAAACGCCTCACCCTTGGGCAAGCGGGGCTGATTATTCGCATTTTACGCAAGAGCAAAGCCAAGCAATCGTGGGTAATGAAAATGCCGCAGCGTCAATTCTTGGGTTCAAAAGTGGATAAAGTTCGTGATCGCCTGATTAGAAATATTGAAAAGGCGCGTAATAAAAAATAACCAAAGGAAGTCAAATGGCTATTGGTAAGGTAGAGGTTAACAACCTCAATTTGGGGCAAGGAACCCCGCCAGAAATTGAACGCCACTTTTTATTTATTGGCGTGACAACCAAAACAGAACTGCAAGATAAAGTGACCCGCATTAATGCCAGCACTGATCTTGATGAATTGCTGTTAGACGACAACTTAGGCAAGCAGGTAAAAGCGGCACAGCTTAACGGCAAGCAAGGTTGGACAGCAGCGATTTACGGTTTAACAGCGGAAGGTGCTTGGCAAGTTGCTGTTGATGAAGCGAACAAAACTGACAGCTTTGAAGCAATCGTGGTTTGTGATGCCGTAGAAGACAAAGGCGCGTTTAATGCGATGCAAGCCAAAGCTGAACAGCTAACCGCCAAACTTGGTCGATGGGTGTTTTTCTTAGCGGCAACGCCAAGCATTGCTGCAGAACAAGCATGGGCTGATTATGAAGCTGCCATGTTGACCTTGGTGCAAGATGTTGCTGCCCGTTGGGTGGTACCTGTGCCGCAATTGCATAGCAATAATATTGGTGTGTTGGCGGGACGCTTATGTGACCGTTCGGTAACGGTAGCGGATACGCCAATGCGTGTTGCCACGGGTTCGGTGTTAGGTTTGGGTGCGGCAGCCATTGATAAAGATGGCAAAGAGCTTGAACTTTCTACCATTGAAACCTTAGCGAATGCCCGTTATTCCGTGCCGCAATGGTACCCCGATTTAGAAGGTATTTATTGGTCAGATGCCAGCACGTTAGAAACCAAAACAGGTGATTACCAGTTTTTGGAATACGTGCGCCCGGTTCACAAGGTTAATCGTCAGGTGCGATTAAAAGCCATTCAACGGATTGGTGATCGCATTCTTAACTCAACGCCACCAAGCATTGAATTAAACCGTGCCTATTTTCGCAAGGTTATGTCTGTAATGGCATTTGCCACGGAAATTGGCGGCATTGTGTTCCCCGGTGAAGTGATGCCACCCCGTGATGAAGATGTGACCATTCAATGGCAAACCAAAACCAAGGTGATCATTTCCATCATGGTGCGTCCGCATAATTGTCCAAAACACATTGTGGTAAATATCGCCTTAGATCTTTCTAACTCAGCAGTGGAGGCATAACCATGTCGCGCTTATCAGGTAAAAATATGCACTTCACGCTTGGTGATACCAAGTTGAAAGCTAACAAGGTGACGTTATCTATCACCGATAACAGCGGCGTGAATAAAACTGGCGGTGTGCCCGACGGTTATGTCGATGGTGATGTAGAAGCCAGCGGCGAGATTGAGCTCACAACGGCGCAATTTAACTTGCTGTCAAAGGTGGCACGCAATTCAGGTTCATGGCGTGGAATGCCGGACTTTGATGCCATGTTTTACGGCAAGATTGATCGTGATGAACTCAAGGTGGAAGCCTTCGGTTGTCGCATTAAAGTGTCCGATATTCTTGATATTGATAGCGCGGGCGGCAGTGCCATGTTGCACAAGGTGCCATACACAGTGACCAGCCCTGAATTTGTCAAAATCAATGGTGTGCCTTATCTGCGACCAGATGAAACCGAAGATTTAGTTTACTAGGAGGCTTGATGGCAGATGTTACGGACAACGCCAGTGATGTTGAAGCCCAATTCATCGAAATGGCACTTAACCAGCAACGAGCAAAAACTCAAGCGAGTGCGGCAGGGGAAAGTGCTGAAAAGTGCCAAGAGTGTGGCGACACAATTCCAGAAGCGCGGCGAAAAGCGATACCACATTGCCGCTATTGCACAAGCTGTCAGCGGGAGTTGGAACGATGAATGATGTTTATGATCGCATTACTTCCGCCGTGGCTTATTTGATGTCTGCCATTGGTGTGCTAGTGAGCTCAATCTCGTTAGAAGATTGGTATTTCTTGTCTAGCATCGCCATAGGTGTGGTGATGCTTGGGCTAAACATTTGGCATAAACGGGTGATGCAACGCATTGCCAAGGAAAAAGGAATTTTCCTCAATGAACAAAATTAAAAAGGTACTTTGTTCTGTTGTCGCGGTGATTGGTGTGATCACCGGGGGCGTGGCAGTCGACCAATATGTGTCGGTGGGCAATGTGGTGATTGATGGGCAAGACCTTGGTGTGGTGAAAACTAGCCCCGCAGGTTTAGCCTTGATTGGTAATGCGGAAGGTTGTCGATTAGACCCGTACAAGTGCCCCGCAGGTTTAACCACCAATGGTATGGGAAATACCCATGATGTGCCCAATAAGGTGATCGATGAAAAACAAGCCGCTATTGATTGGGTGGTGAATATTCAAGATGCAGAACAGTGCCTTGATAGCGTGGTACCCAAAGGAAAAGCCCTAACCCAAGGGCAACAAGATGCCTTTACCAGTTTTATTTTTAATACCGGATGCACCCGATTTAAAACCAACCGAAACGGCAGCCAAACCCAAATTGCCCGATTGATTGAGCAAGGTGATTTTGCATTGGCGTGTGATCAATTACCCCGTTGGGTATATGGCGGCGGTAAAAAATTAAATGGATTAGTCACAAGGCGGGGTGCTGAAAATGAACGTTGTCATGCCTTGGATTAAGAGCTTATTACTCATTGTGCCACTTGTGTTGGCGGTGTACTTGGCAATGCACACCAAAAGCCTTGCTGCCGATAACGCCAAGATGGTGGAGCAAAACAAACAGCTTAAAGCCCAACAGGTAGCACAAAATGCAGAGCTTAATCAGTTAACCGAGCGCAATGCCGACCTTGAACGGATATTTAAGCAAAAGCAACAACGGCAACAGCAAGTAGAGGTGCAACTTCGTGAAGACATTAGCAGTTTACGCCAAGCACTGGCAGAAGATGAATGTTATCAACGCCCTTGGCCTAACAATGTTATTAAGCGGTTGCAGCAACCCTATTGAATACCAAACCAAGGTGATCACCGTGTTACCTCCGGTTGGGTTAGTAACACCGTGTTATAAACCAAAAATTACGGGTACTACTCCCGCTGAAACAGCGGCGGAAGATGTGCCAAGGCTCAAGGCAGCATTAAGCCATTGCGCCAATGAAGTGAACGATTTTTTAAACTGGCGACAAGCCGAATTGAACAAGGATAAGAAGTAATGGAAAAGCAACGTGTTGTTTTAGCTGTGGCAGGTGTTGAGCTGGCTTTTGTACCAACAGAAGTTGAATACAACGATTACATGAATGAGTTGATGCCTGATAACAAAGTGGCACCCGCACATAATTTCTTGTTTGCCTCAGTTGAAGAAGAAAGCAAAGACGACTTGCGAAAAATTACCAATAGCAACCCAAGCGCAGCGGTGCAACTTGCGTCTGCAGTAATGGCAGAGTATGCGCCAGCGTTGGAAATTAAAGTAAAAAAATAGATGGCTTGGTCAAGGCGTTAGACCATAACGACCTTGGACAAATGTTGGCATTCAGGCGCAAGTGGCTACCAAGCGAAGATGACAGCGAAAGTAATTTAGCCCGCGCCGTATGGCTTGAAAAAAGTTACTGGAAAAACATGCAGGTAGCTACTGCCAACGGCGTAGCAAAAGCCTTTAGCCCATAAGGATTCATGGATGAGTTTACCCGCACCACTGATGTTTCAAGTTGGTTTGATAGACAAAATCACCAAGCCACTTGGCAACATTCAACGCCAATTTAATGATGTTGGCCGCCAATACCGTGATGGTACTGGCGATATGGTGGCAGGTGCGGCAGGAATTGCCGGGGCAGGTTTTGCCTTACAAGCGGCATTGATGCCAGCTATTGAAATGGACAGGGCATTAGGGGAAGTGAAAGCCCTTGGTGTAGCTGATGATGCGCTGAAAAAAGTGGCTGAAACAGCGGTCAACTTTTCTGTTGAATATGGACAATCTGCCGTTGAAGTGGTGAGAAACTCAGAGCTGATCACCCAAGCAATGGGCAAAATGCCCGGTCATGTGCTGGCGAGTGTCACCAAGTCTTCTTCTGTGTTAGCGGTGGCGATGAAATCAGACGGTGAAACCGTTTCACGCTACATGAAAAACTTATACGGCAATTATAAAAGCCAAGCCAATGCCATGGGCAAGGATGTGTGGGCAGCACAAGTGGCGGGCATGACTGCCGAACTTAAACGCCTTTATGGTACCAACATGGATCAGCTTGAAGGCATGGTGGACGGGATGCACTCGTTAACCTCAAGCCTTGGCGTTGGTATTCCTGAACAGCTTGCCGTGTTGGGTATGCTCAATACCCAAATGAGTGAAGGTGATGCCGTTACGCAATACACCAACTATTTAGAAGGGGCGATAAAAGCCCAAGAAAAATTAGGGGTGAGCCTTGTTGATAGCAAAGGCAACTTGTTGCCAATGCTGCAAGTGCTGGAAAAAATCAAGCCACTGATTAAGGGCATGTCAGGGATTCAAGCCCGTGCCTTTTTAGATGATGCCGGATTGGGTGACGGCTCATTAATGCTGATGAACATGATTGAAAATGTGGATCAGTTAAAAACGGGAATTAATTCACTTGAAAACGTGAAGGGGTTAGATGCTGCCACCAAAATGGCATCAACCATGACCGACCAATGGCAACGTTTAGAACAGGGGCTTAACTCTATTCGCATTGCCTTTGGTTATGCCGTTTTACCCGCCGTGTTAGAGGTGGTGGGCGTGATGTCAGATTGGGCACAAGATATTGTCAAACTAACCCAATTTTTGCCCAACATTACCAAGCATATTGGTTATATGGTGATCGGTTTCTTTGGCTTAGTGATGGCGGGTGGTATTGCCACCTTAACCATGGGGCTATGGAAACAAGCAATGGTGGCTTGCATGTTCGTAGGTAAAGCATGGGCAGGAATTAACTTTTTACTCGCCAAAGGCATGGCAACCTTACGAGCGGCGGTATTTGCTGCCAACCTTGTTATTGCGGCTAACCCGATTATTTTGATTGTTGCTGCAGTGGCGGCGGCGGTCGCTGCCATTGGTGCCTTGGTGTATTACTGGGATGATTTGAAAGCCAGCTTTGGTGACACCGTGTGGTTTACCATTCTTGATGGGGCTGTTAGTGGTTTAATGTTGCCGTTTTACGCCTTATTTGATTTGGCTAAATTAGGCTGCCAAGCCATGTCGATGGGCTGGCAAATGGTGACAACATACCTTGCTGATGTGTCATGGTCGCAAATTGTAAGTGGTGCGCTTAGTGCATTAATGTCGCCATTCCAAACCCTGTTCAGTTTTGTGCGAACGGGCATTCAAACCGTGATGATGGGCTGGCAAATGGTCACGGCAAGTTTTGCTGATACCGCATGGTTTCAAACCTTAACAGGTGTCGTTGGTTTGGTGATAACACCATTTCAAGCGATGTTTGAAGCGGTAAAAGGTGGCTGGCAGTGGGTAATGAGTGGCTTTACTGATACCAGCGGTTTTGATGGTTTGTTTGCCTTAATTGATACTTTAAAAAATGCTTATGGTGCGGCGTTTAGCTGGATTTCACAGCAGCTTGGCAAGTTGTGGGCAATGGCGAAGAAGGTGATCGATTGGATTCCGGGCATGGGTGGTGATGATGCCGCCGTACCTAAGTCGCAAACCTTGCCACATGCAACACCAAGGTTGTCTGTGCCTCAAGGTGGGGCGGCGCAAAGTATTGCCAGCCATACCCAAAGCAGTCAAACCCATTATGGCGGTGTGAATATTTACCCGCAGCAGATGCACAACCAACAAGATTTTGCCAGCGAAATGGAAATGGTGGCGGGATGATTTACCAAGATTTATGGATAGATAATGGTGATCTGGTACTGGATGAAGGTCACAACCCACATTTAATTCAAGACCGTGCGGTGATAGCGCAAGACATCAAACACGCCATATTGGAAAGCCAATTGGCGGTGATGTTAATCGCAGAGCGAAGTGCGTCATTAATTGCTGATATTAAAATACAAATTGAATTATTAGTGGAAGATGATGTGCGGTTGGTACCGGGTACCGTTCGTATTGAACAACCCAAAGATGGCACCCTGTATATTTTTGCTAAAACCCGCGATTTTGGTGATCTTGATTTTTCAATTACACAAAGTGAGGTCAATTAATGGCTGAAATTCCAAAGCCTGATTTTAGTCAATTGGCAAAAAATGCAGGGGTACCACTGGACAAATCACAGTGGAAAGCAGTGTTGAAGCAAGAAGCTGATAAGCAGGGTTCAATCATTGCCAATGACTCAAAATATTCACCGTTTTGGCGGTTGATGGAAGCGTTAGTGATTACGCCAACACTGTGGATTATTCAAACATTACTGATCGGTTATGTTTTACCAAATATGTTTGTGGCAACAGCAACGGGGCAATGGCTTAATTTGTGGGCATGGCAGTTTGATTTAACACGTAAACCTGCATCAAAAACCAAAGGAAAAGTGTTATTTCATCGAGTTGCTGAACGTGGCCCGATGATTATTATCCTGCCGGAACGTGGGTACAAACGGAAATTATCAACAATACAGTGTATCGGGTAAAGGTGCTTGCTGATACGCCATTACTTGAAAATGAAACCGTGGTAGCTGTAGACGTTCAAGCGGAGAACGCAGGTGATGCGTATAACTTGGGCGGTGGTTATTACCGTTATTTGAGTAAACCAATCACAGGTGTTCACAATGTAGGTAATACGGATGATTGGATTGTTGAAGCAGGTGCTAATGAAGAAACCGATGATGATTTAAGGCTACGTATCCGTAACCAATTCACCAGTGTGGCAAAGTGGCATATTGATGCGGCATACCGTGCCATTTTAACCAAGCGGGCAGGTATCAATGATGACAATGTGTACTTTTTGCATGATGCCCCACGTGGGGCGGGTACCGCTAACGCTTACATTCTACTTGATACGGGTGAGCCATCTTCACAAATGCTGTTGGATTTAAACACTTGTGTTATGACCGAAGGTAAACACGGGCATGGTGATGATATGGCTGTAATGGCTATGCCTAATCAATCCGTTGATGTGACTTGTCGGTTGTTTTTTAAGCGTGAGTTGATAGAAGAAAAACGCCAACAACTAGCCCAACAGGTTGAGTTATTAATTCAGTCGGCATTTCGTGAAAATACCGATTTCAGTGTGACAAAAACCGCACCAAATACCCGTTTTAGTTTTTCACGATTGGCACAAGAAATTCACGATAAATTTGATGGTATTGATTCGTTAGAGTTTGAAAATCGAGACATTATCACCGAAATGTGGGTGCCACGTATTAACACCTTAAAGGTGGTGCCTGATGAAGCTGCCTAAACTAACCCTACCGTTTTGGATGGGGCGAGGTGAGCTGGCAAAGCTGGCATTAGCACTTCACGGGTATTGGCTACGAGTGCAAGAGGTCATGCAATTACCCCTTGCTCACTTAGACCCAATGACCGCCCCGATTGAATTTGTTGATTTGATTGCATGGCAGCGAGACATTCAACGCCTAGCAAAAGAGCCAGAAGATATTTATCGCATACGGGTGAAATATGCGTTTGAGTTTGCCAGAAATGGCGGTGATGTTGATGGCTTTAGAAAGGTATTTGAAAAGCTAGGACTAAGCTGGATAAACCTATTCGAGCGTCAAGATATTGAAAATTGGGATGTGATCACGATTGAAACCAGTGATAGTGATTTGTCGCAAAAAACTTGGTTAATGGAGCAATTAATTCGCCAGTATGGGCGCACTTGTCGCAGATACCGTTTTCAGGTGACGTTCCCTATTCATGGTTTTTTAAGTGGTGGCGCATTTGGCTGTTCAACAGAAATCTATAATGCAACGTTAAATGTTAAAGGAACGATTCAACTAAACAAAACCGTAAATGATCACAACCAATCTGTTTACAGTGCACGATTATAAGGAAGTTACATGGCGCAAGCTGTTATCCCATTTTCTTTTGAAAGCTATCTGCAAAAGAAACTTGCCGCAGGGGAAGCGGTAACACTCAATAAAATAGTATTGGCTAATATTCCAGATTTAGACATTAGCCAGCCAATTCCACGAAATACCGGATTACCGGAAAGCCAATATATTGTCCATGAACAGGTTGTGGATCAGGTTGGCAAAGTAAACACCAATGCTTTGGCATATTCCATTGTAATGGATACTCAAGTGGGTGATTTTACCTTTAATGCCATGTATCTAATTGATAAAGATGATCGCGCCAGTGTCGGCATGATTGTGTGGAAACTTCCAGAAGATAAAACCGCTACGAATGCCCAAGCAGGTACCACGGGTAATTCATTGGTTAAATCTATGCTGATGGAATATGACGGAGCCGCCCAAGCTGCCGCCATTACTGTGGATGCAGCCACATGGCAAATTGATTATTCCGCCCGTTTGATCGGGATGGATGAAGATTTGCGTAAACAAGCGTTAGATATTTACGGGCATGATGCCTTTATTGATGACGGTTTCAGTGTGTCGAAAGCCACCAACACAGATGAATACCATGTGCATGTGGGGTTAGGTTATATCGGCGGTTTACGTGCTGAACTAAGCCAGCAACAAGTGCTAACCATTGCCAACAAACCAATGTCAATTTATGCCGTTGTGTCGCGCCAAGGTTCGGTGTTAGGTGCATGGCAAAACACAGTAGCCATTCGTACCAGTGAAATACCATTAAGCGATCATGAAACTGATGGGGTGCAATACTATGTGGCAAAAATCGCAGATATTAATAGCGATGGTAGCGTGGTTGATATACGAACCCCTTCACCAGCCGATGCGGCGCAAGGGTTGCCTTATAACCCTAATCGAGTGTATTTCCCTTACGATACTTGCACCACCATTGTTAATGGCAAGCGCATGGTGTGGGAGTGTTATCACAATCAACCGATTAAAAATAAAACGCCAGATGATCCCAAGCATCGTCATGATGGGTGGACTGATAACAGTAAGCCATTCTATTGGATTCCTAAAATGGGCGGTCGTATTGGTATGCCGTTTTATTGGTTATCAGAAGAAGCACCAGAAGAAGCCGTAATGGAAATCGGTGCAGATTTACCCGTGGCAGTGTATTGGCGATTAGCTGAATGTTACCCGCACCTTATTAAAGGAAATGTGATTAATACGGGAGATGTGCGCGGCGTATTTATTCGTAATTTAGATTTATCACGACGATTGGATAATAAACGTCAGTTAAACAGTTATCAGGATGATGAGTTTAAAAGTCATAATCACACAATTTCAGAAAATGCGACTGACCCAGAGTTCGGTACGGCTGGCGGCGGCGCAACAATACAGATCAGCAACCCACTCGGAGCGGGGTGTAAAACAAACTTTAGTGGTGGAAGTGAGACAAGACCTAAAAATATCGCCCGTGCAATGGCCATTTTTATTTAAGGATAAATAATGAATTACTGGCAATTTGATGCAGAAACCAAAGAAGTAAACCAACTAGCATTAACAGCGAAATATCGCGGTGGCATTTTTCACGTACCTAAAAACAGTATTACAGTTAAGCCATTACCGCTAAAAGATGGTTTTGCGGTAATAGTTAATGATGAACTATCAGAAACATATTATGTTGAAGATAATCGTGGCAAAACTATTTTTAATACAGTTGATGGTACATCGAAAACCGTTAGTGATTTGGGGGCTATTCCAAGTGGTTACACATTGAAGCCACGACCAAATCAATTTGCCGAGTGGGTGAATGATGATTGGGTAACTAACGCAGATGATAAGTATCAATTTGATTACAACCAAGTAGACACAACCCGCCGAGCTTTATATGCCGAACAAGTTGATCCATTACTTGCCGAAGCCGCAGTAAAAAAAGCGATGGGATTAGATCAAGAATCAGCAGACTTTATTCAACAAGCATTGGCGTTACGCGCCAAAATTCAAAAAGAAAATCCATTTCCAGAGCCTGTAAGTCATGGATAGTATCAATGATTTATTAGGCAACATACCGCGCCGAGGTAATAACGGCGCGGTATTACTGCTAGATGGTCAACCAGTACGCTTGAAAGTATTACGTATTGGGGTACGTCAGCAGTTAGCGGGTAGAGATATGTCGGGGCAAACGTCAGCCACCGACCAAGCCGAAATGGGTGACAAGGGCAAAGTGTTGGTGGTTAACGGAGTGATCCCATTTGACCAAGGGGAATTGCTCAATACCATTTTTAATATGGCAAACACTAAGGTTGAAGGGGCGCGGCATGTATGGCGAATTAGTAATAAAACCGCTGCCGCCTTAAAAGTTCGCCAAGTTAAATTTCAAGGCACTATCCGCGCAGATGAACAAGTGACATTACGGCAATGGAATGTGCAGTTTGAGCTTGTAGAGCAATTATCTGTGGCGGAACGCCAAGAGCAACGAGAGCCAGAGAAAAAGGCCGCTCAACAAAAAGTACAAGGTGCTAAAACCAAAGCAGAAGGCGATAAAAAGCCAGAGCCAGAACAAGCGAAAGACGAAGCCAAAGATGTGCCGCCTGATACCGAAGTGCCTATGACTGGTGTGATGGGGTTTCTTAAAAAGATTGATAACCAATTAGCGGATGATGACTAATGGCAAAGGACATGAATGCCAAGTTTTTATGTCGTGCTTACCTTGGCAGTAAATTAGTAAAAGTGACTAAGCACCGCATTGCCTTTTCTGAAAATACGCCCGGACGTTGCACAATTACCGTTGAGGGTAATCCCGAAGTTAATACCATTGTCGCCGTTGAATTAGGTTGGGGTGATGGTATTAGCCGTGTTTTTTTAGGCTATGTGGAACGAATACAGCCTGTACAAATGGGATATTCACAATTGTTTTGCCGTGAACTATCAGCCCTTTTATTCAAGCCATTAAATGTGGCATTGCGGCACCCAACCTTGATGCAGTTACTTGAAGATGTGACTAACAAAACAGGACTGCAATTTGTGGTACCAGATAAAGCCTACAGTAAAACCGCCATACCGTGTTTTTACAGTGACGGTAATGGTTATCGCATTATGGACGAAATAGCACAAGCATTCAGTGTTGATGATTTTTTCTGGCAGCAACAAGGTAACGGGCAGATTTTTGTTGGTAGTTGGAAGGATTCATTTTGGGCAAGTAAGCCTGTTGATATTCCAGCCGACCTAATGACAGGGCAGACAGCGACTAAATCAATAAAGGTTCCAGCCATACCACGTATTAAGCCGGGTGTGTTGGTGAATGGGTTACGTATTTCAGGCGTTGAGTTTGAAGAAACAGAAGTGAAGTTAACATGGAAGATACAATAAAACGGATTATTCAACGTTTATTCCCTGAACTAACAGGCAAATGGCATTTGCCTCGATGGGGCAAGGTGGTGGCATTGCCTGAGCTGCCAACCGAAGGGGATTTATCAGACAGGTTTTACCCACATTACGCCGCAGATATTGTATTGCTGAATGAAAAGGGCGTGGAATACGAAGATAAATCGCCATTACTTGCAGTGCCGTTGCCAGTGCCAGGGGTGGGCGAATATGCCGGAAGGTATGAACCGCCAGCCATTGGAAGTATTGTTGAGATCGGTTTTATCTTTGGACAGGCAGACAAACCTTTTATTCGTTGTGTGCTGCCGCTTGGGTTTAAGCTGCCAGCTATCAAAGAAGGGGAAAGCCGCTATCAACAACGCCAAGGTGTTTACCAGCATGTCGACCAAGATGGAAACTTTGATGATGTGACCGACAAAGTTGCATCATTACAGTGTAAGGTGCGCAAGGTGATCGCCAGTGAATCCCAAAGCCACCAAAGCCCAAAAACGTGGATTGGTTCAGACGGTGAAAACGTGTTGAAACTGCTTAGTGAGTTAATGCAAGTCGTCACCGAATTATCAGGCACAATTGCCAGCCATACCCATACTTCACCAGAGACAAGCGCACCAACATCAAAGCCAATTCAAAGCGGTACCATCAAAGGGCATGGCGCAGCATCAACCGGGTTAAAGAAACGGTTAGACCCTATTACAAAGTAAGATTAATTAGATGTTTTTATTTTTTTGCATGTAATTTCATGCAGTGACCTTAATGCTGAAAATAGATATAATTATTTTTTATCAGGAGGTTACAGATTGAGCGGCGAAAATAGAGACAATAAAAAAACAGTTGGTTACATTACATTTATCTTTGCTATAGCTGCTATTGCTGGCGGTTTAGCACTATTAATAAAAGGGTTGTTTTCAGGGGCTGAGTTTATATCTTATTTTGTCATCGTATTGTTGATTTATATTATTTATCCCTTTCGTAAAGACATTAAAGAAATCAGTTTTAAAAGTTTCACTTTGAAAATGCGTGAAGCAGATGATTTGTTGAAACAAGTTCGTCAAACGATGGTTAGAACGTTAAAGTTAGAGCTAAACGCTATTATGAGAACTAGCCGAAACTCTGGCTTTGGGCATTCTGAGTTGCCGTCTGATCAGTATGTAGATGAACGAATTGATAAATTTATACAATGGTTTAATGCAGTAAATAAAGATGGTTTTAAGCAAGAGCTAAATGTAGAAATAATGACGGAGGCAAAATTATTATCGGAGTTTCAAATAGTTAAGGTTAGAACGCAAGTTGAGCGGGATAACCAACAAATACCAATAAATTTATTGCCGCCAGATGATTTAGAAAGAGATCTTAGTGGCTACACAAAAAAAAGACTTTTTTGATGAAGCAATGACTAACTATATTCGTATTTATCAAATTTATGATGAAGCTAGAAAAGACCTTTGAAGTTAAGTTAATTCACTAATTCAAATGGAAAGTTGTAACATGCCACAGACTCCAATAGACTGTATATATATACAGTCTATTTTTTATGCGCGATGATAACCGAAATATATTCAGAGATGGACTTTTGTTCAGTATGTAGACTCAACCGAAGTACGATAACAGAAGGGAATAGGCTGTATTGCTTGCCCTGTTCATCACTTCGGTTTAAGCGATACATTAATATAATAGTGTATTCAAAAATGGTGTGGTGGTGTGTGGCCTTTGATAGTCGATGCAATCTAAAGGTGATACACAAAACCAAAAGCTATGATGAAATGAAAGCCATAGTAAAAGACCAAGACGCAATAGCATTAGTCAGTAAATCCCTTCTTAATTCACAACAAGCACCAATCTAAGGTGCTTTTCTTTTATCTGTAACTAATCCATCAAATATTCCAACATAACGCCCACGAAAGCCACACCGAAACAAAAAGGTCACGGAAATCGCACTACTCCTCCCCTCCCGCGCGCTGCATTTTAAAAAAATATTTCAGTTTTGGTTTTCTGCATTTTTAAACGATCAATGATCACGCCTAAATAGGGCAAAGCCTTATGGTTGGCGGGGTGTGGCAGTCAATGGTGGCAAGGGGTTGTGGTGTTTTTGTGGCCTATAAAAATTTCAATTAATGATCTAATTTTCACTGATTTTCAGTTTAATGATCACGTTTAATGATCTGCTGTTATTATTAAGTTGTTGATTCCAATGGGTTCGGTGTGTTTTTCGTGGCGTTTTTTGTCAATTTAATGATCTCGTTAATGAAAAACCACCGCAAGACAACACCAGTAACGGCAAGGCTTGCAGCGGTTTTTGGTCAAAAGAATAAACTGAAATGAAACAATCAGTTGCGAGGTTTTGGTAGTAACGATATAAAGTAATGGATTTTAATTTTATTAACTAAGTTTAGGTGTTTATGGAAGCTCAAACAGCTATTTCATTCTTAGCAGGTCTTATTGGTGCAGGGGTTGGCGCATATGCTGTTTCATATTTTAAAGTTTCTGCGCAAATTAAAGCGCATACAAATCATATTGAAGAAATATTAGATCAAAAATACCTTATAAAAAATAAAGAAGAGTCAGCAAAGATTGATGTTGTTACCAACAGACTTGATGACATTTTAAAACAGCAAAAGGCTATAACGGGTACTAACGAAGCAGAAAAAATTGACGTACTCACTGCCAAAATGGATCAGGTTGTAGAACAACAAAAATGTATAACTTTAACTAATGAACTTATAAAGTCCGATATAGAGAATATAAGTTGGAAAAGGAAAGAGAGCCAAATAATAAGAAGACAAAAAATCGATGAGGTTTATGTAAAACTGTTAGAGCTTCAGTACATAAGGGGGGCATATGTAGCAAATAAAACTGAATACTCATCAAGGTTCCATGAATTGAATACAGAAGTTATAGGTATAATTCATTTATATCTTAATAATAACGATGAATTACACGATGAATTCATAAAATTTATCAGTATCTATAATAAGACAGATGAATTAGCTGAAATAACTTGTAAAGAAAGTAAAACTCAACAATTTTCAAAATTTAATAATGAAGAGATTGCACCTTTTCAAAGTACAATTCTTTTTAGATTAAGAGATCTTATGAAAAAAGAGTTGGGAGAATAA